CCTGAACGATTCCATGAACCGTGTTCGGGTCCGGATCGTCGATGACGCGCCACAGCGTGACGCGAAGCTGCGCCAGGGCATTCTCTGTCAGCTGCAGATCGTCGCGTTCATGCAGTGCCTTGCGCACGGCCTCTACGATATCGTCGCAGCTCCAGCGGTTCGGCTTGCGAGACCAGATATCGATCTGAAACGTCAGCTCCTGCCCATCGACGCAATCGGCGCCGTCATCGACGCCATACACCGGGCCGCGGCTGATATAGGCGTTCTTTGCTCTCCACGGATTGGGACCGACCTTGTCATAGACGGCATCAACGAGCGTCATGACGGCGGGCGTTGATTCCAGCGTATTCTGGATCAGCTTCCACGTCTCGGCGGCAGGGCTGGTCATCATTCGGATGCGCTTTCTGCCTGGACGGCTTTCTTCATGGCGCGGGTAACACGCGATTTGATTCGCTTTCGCAGCGAACGATACGCAGGATAGAAGAACGGATGCGCGGGCTGCTCCTTCGTCCCGAACTCGACCCAGCGCGCATAGTAGGCAGCCTTGCTGCCGGCATAGACTGTGATCTTGAGACCGCGACTGTCTTCGACGCCTTCCGCAACGACGATGGCTCCTTCAGGCGCATCGCCCCACGTCCACGAAATCGACATCTGCAGATCGCCGCGATCGACTGGCACCAGGCGCTTCATCATCGAGACGAGCTCTTCTGCGCTCTTTTCCATCGCTGGCCTGAGCGCTTCCTCGACCCCCTTCGGAATTTCGACCTTCAACTTCCTGTTCAGCGCCGCGATACCCTGAACCATCAGGAGGCAACCCCGGATTCGACCATAATGTCGAGAAACTGGCGATCTTCCGTCGGCGCGATCGAGCGCACTGCGTAGATGGGACCATCCCAATATTGATCTGGGGAGACACCCCGCCATGTGCCATCGCGAGCGTTGCGCATGCGCCAATCCGGCTCGATTTTCAGCGTATCGCTATCACGCCGCACGCGAACGACGATCGGCTGACGGCCTTCGAGTCGAGAAGCAATAACAGCTTCGCCGCCGCGCAAGAACGTAAAGCCGGCACGTCGCTCGAACTGATGGACGAACTGTTCCTGCTCATTGCCGTAGCCGTCAGGCTGCGCAACGCGCTGGTCGAACGCAACGCGCTCGTAAAGTTGACCAGCACCCGGCCCGGCCATTATCGGAAAACCCTGTACGGCTGCAGCAACGCCTCGACACTGAACGGCAAGTTATCGACAGCAGCTCCGACAGAGACGGACATCGGGTTCTTGTACCACTGGGCAACGAGCATCATGATCGCAACCTTGATTGGCGCAGGAGCTTTGTTCTCAAAAACGCCCGCATTGCCGGCCTGCGGAATTCCATATCCGGCGCGGTAACGGATCTTGAGATCGCCATCCCGTCCGCGAATTCGCGGCAGATTGCTCCAATAGAGGGGCGTAGGAACGGGCCAACTCTGCTCGACGCCATCGGGATCAATATATTTCACCGAGATCACTTCAATCTCGGGCGGGAACGGCAGCACTTCGCCGGCGCAAGGCCAACTGCATCTCTGCCATTCAAGAACCTGAACGCCGAGGGCGCGTCCCAGCCAGCCGGCCGGGCCATCTATCCATGCCGTCGCCGCTTGAATGAGCGTCTCAATCAAATCATCGTCGTCATTGTGCTCGACGATGAGATGCTTTTTCGCCTCTTCCTTGGTGACGATCGGCGTAGGCGGTGTGATGACCACGACCTTCATGGATATCCGTCCTCAGGCGTCAACGAGAACGACGAAAGAACCAGTCTTGGTGTTCCCGCCCTGAGAAACGGCAATCTTGATGCGCTCATTACTGATCGCGATCTTGTCGAGAACGGCCGTTCCGCCGGTCGCGTAGAGGGCCGCGGCGCCGGCCTGAGTGTGGACGGGAGCGCGAGGATAGCGGATAGCCGAGGCGTTGACGTTGGCCTCGTTCCAGATACTTTCGCCGGTGGACTCGGCCGTGAGTGTAAAATCGACGCCGTCTGCGTAGGCGTTGGCGCCGTCCTTCACGTACTGGACGCTGTGGATATTGCCGGAAACCTTGTTCATGAATGCAGTGGCTGTGCCGTCTGCAGCCGTTGTGACTGCCAGTTTGAGCTTTCGCATGGCGATCTCCTCGATCGGGTAAAATGTGGATCTGAGTGGCGGCGGCGATCAGGCGGACTGCTCGCGGCTGGAAATATCTTCAGCGATGATCGTCTCGGCTTCGTCGGCAGTCATTTTCGACTTTCCGGAGATCTTCTTTGCCAGGGCGATTTTCTTGCTCTTCGAGAAGTCCTGCCAATTGGCGGCAATTTCGATGGAGCCGGGGTTGCCGACCTGACCAGATGCGACAGCAATGCCGCGAGAGATCAACTCCTTGGCCTCGGCATCCGTAAATTCACCGGTCGCACCGCGCCGAAAGGTGCCTCTGTCATGGCGAAAGGTCGCCAGTGCACGAAGTTTCATTTCGCTTCTCCAAGAGGGAAAGTGACCGCCGCTGACTGCGGCGGCCTATGCGAGGGAAGACCGGCGATTACTCGCTGAACGGTCCGGTGACGAACGCTTCCGGCCGCTTGACGGCGAGCGCCAGGCGTTCTTCGCAGCGGATGGTGATCATGTTCTTTTCGAAGTCGTCGTTGTTTTCGGTGGAAATGACGATGTTCGCATCCTCGCGATCGAAGATCTGAGCCGCGGTGCGGAAGGCGCCGACGAGGAACTCGCCTTCAAATTCCGGCACCTCAGTTGCGACAACAGGAAGCCCCCAGAGAGTGGGCGATGCCAGGCGCAGCGGGTTTGCGAGGATGTACTGACCGTTGGCATCCTTGGTGAGTTCGATCTTTGCCCAGTCGATGAAGTGAAGAACGATGCCAGTCGCCGGGAGGCGAGCGAGCTGGGTCTGCAGCATTGCAAGACGCAGGTCGTCGATCGGAGACTGCATATCGACACTGAAAGCCGGATTGTAGGCCGATGCCTGCGGCACGATACCGTGCAGGTGGACACCGGTGCCGGAGCCGAAGAGGATTTCACCTTCTTCCGCGAACTTCAGGCCATAATTCAATTCAACATCGACTGTGGAGCGGAGCTGCTTGAAGTCGTCGAGGATCTGCTTCGACGCCTTGAACAGATGGGCGATCGTCGAAACCGGCGTGATTTTCGTGTCGAACGAGATGGTCGACTCCGGCTTCTTGGTGTTTTCGGCGACGACCGCAGCATTGTTGGTGAAGCCAGTCTGCTGAACCCAAAAGATCGCCGGCGCATCGGTCTCGCCGGGCGCGATGAGATCACGGATGAACAGACGCTGCTTGGGCATGGTATCGATGCCAGGCAGGCGCTGCGGCTCGACAACGTCCGCGGCGACACCAGTGCTGATGAGCGCGTTGGTTACTGGCACGCTGATGCGCTTGCCCGCCTGAACGCCATTCTTGGCAAATTCCTTCAGGCCTTCATGCTCGATCAGCTGAGCGCCAACGGTTTTTGCCTTCTGCTCTGCGCCGCCGCCGCGACGGGCTGACTTCTGCTCGACTTCGCCGAGGCGCGCCTTCAGTTCTTCGACCACGCCGCTCAGCTCGGTCTGCTTGACGGCCATCTGATCGACGACGCCCTTGGTGTCCTCGGACAGCTTGCCTGCGTTCTTGACTTCCTTCATGGCCTCTTCGGCCTTCTTGGTGAATTCGTCGCTGACGCGCACGAGTTCGTTCGAGACCTGCTTCAGCAGGTCCTTCGTATCATCTGCCATGGTCGGCTCCTGGGTTGGCTGGTTTATGCTCTGGCGAGTTTCAGGCGCGCGAGAGCGAGGTTCAGGTGTGCGCTGCCATCGTCAGCAGCATTGTCGCCAGCGCCCGGCATGGCGTCATCCGCGGCAGCGCTCGGCATGCCATCGGAGATCTCTTTGAGCAGTTTGCGCCGCTCGGAACGAGGAAGGGGACGCCCGGAGGTGAGCGCGGCCTCGAGTCTGTAAAGGGCGGGCTTCGTGTTCGACGCGCCGCCTGAACTTTGCTCGGTATCGAACTCCCGGACCTTGTCAGCGAAACCTTTATCGACGACGCTTTGTCCGGCCATCCATGTTTCGCTATCGAGCATTTTGGAAATGACATCGACCTTGTCGCCCGTCTTCTCAGCAAACATTTCGGCGACAGCCGTATCGAACACTTCCATGATATCGTGGGTTTCCTGCATAACGTGCCGGTCACCGACCGCCACCCACTGAGTGTTGTGAATCATCATGAAGCCAAGCTTGGCGATCTCGATCTCGTCACCTGCCATAGCGATAACTGATGCCGCAGAAGCAGCAATCCCGAGGATCTGGACGGTAACCTTCGCAGGATGCGCCCGCAGCATATTGTAGATCGTCACCCCCTCGAAGAAGTCACCGCCAGGCGAGTTGATCTGAACCGTCACGGGCTTTTCCCCAATGTTGCGCAGAGCGGCCGCTACACGCTTCGCCGTCACGCCTTCACCGGTCCACCAGTCGTAACCGATGACGTCCAAGATACCGATCGTCGCATCGCTCTCAGCCGCAGCCGCCTGCGGCGCCTGCATCGGCACCCACGCCTGAACGGCTTTTTCCGAGAGTGCAAAGGAGCACTTCGCATTTTCAGGGCGATGCAATTCCGGAAGGTTGCGGAGCGTCATTCGTTTTCTCCAATCGGCGGGCCGCCGTTATGACCCAGATTGCTTGTTGGCTGGTCGATAGGCACGTTCTGCGACTGCATGCGGGGCACGTCGCCGCCTGTGACAGGCGGCAATCCTTCGAGGCGCCGCACCTCGTTGATGGTCATCACGCCGGCATTGAGAAGAGAGGTATAGAAGGCAGCGCGAGCGGTGCTGTCGCCGCGCAACAGATCCTCGTAGTTAATCTTGATCGAGAACCGCAGACGCTCTTCCGGTGTGAAAATACGCTTCTCGATCGCCTTCTCAATGCGCTTAAGGTACGAGCGCAGACCGAAGGTGAGCCAGGCCTGCATGACGGCAGTGACACCAGTTCCCCACATCGTCTGACCTTCGCCGGAGTGGCCGATAATGATCGGCGGCACGCCCAGCCAGCGGCAGACTTCCTCGACGTTGAAGCGACGGTTCATGATCATTTCGGCATCTCTCATCGAGAGACTGACAGTCTTGAAATCAACCCCCCCTTCAAGAATGCCAGCCCATGGCGCATTAGGGCCGCTGTTGGCATCGACGAGCGTTGCCTTCGCATCTTTTCGCTGCTCGGGCGTCAATGGACGGGAGCCCGCCGGCATAACGAAGAAACCCTTTGAGCGGATGCCCTTTGAGAAGGCCTGCCCCACTGCTCGTTCGGTCGCAATCGCGAGGCTCAGCGTCTGCCGGGCATAGGCCACAGGCGACAGGCCAACATCGCCATCGCCAAATGCCTTGATATGAAAGACCTTCGCTTCGGGAAGGATTTCCTCCTTGCCGCGGTCGAAGAATTTGTATTCAAGCTCGTCGTCGCTGTTGCGATACACCCGCGTATCGGCAGGCATTCGGTTCAAGGCGACCAGCTTCTTGCCGGAGAATGCCTTTTCAGCGAAGCCGTTGCCTGAGGTGCAAAGGCCAAGAACGCGACCTTCCCAGAACTCGATGCTGGTCTGATCGGCATTGGGGCTGTTATCGATGAGTTCCTGGAGCCAGTGATCCGGCGCTCTGACCTTCACACCATCCTTGGTGCGTTCCATGACGTCGAACGACAAGCTGGCAACGGTCTGCGCGGTGATGCGAGTGGCCGCCCAGTACGCCGAAAGGTTCATTGCACCCTGAGCCGTGACCCGTTCGCCCGCCCAGTTTTCGCCAGCGCCAAGAAGACGGTAAAGCTCTTCATCGCGGGCCGTGAGGAAACGACCGCTAAACCAGTTGGACCAAAAAGCCATCAGGCCATCACCGCGTTTTTGAGGAATTCACCGAGATCACCCGTACTCCCGATCGCTTCCGGGTTGCGGCTCATCAAGGAGATTGCGTTGAACCCGGAAATGACCGGGTCGATCTTGGCCTTTCCGGCGACCTGCTTGGTGATGATGATGGCATTTCCGGCCTGTTGAGCCTTCGCGTTACTGACGCACCAAGACAACAACTTGGAGCCACAATGCTTCATCGTGCCATCCTTCAGCTTTCTCTCGGCGCCCCAGATGGCGCCAGACAGGCGAAAGCCCTGGGAAACGGCTACCAACGCCTCATCTGGAATCCCCTTACCAGTTATCGCATCCACCATCGCGGCCACTCCCTGCGGATCGAGGCCGATCGCACCTTTCTCAGGCATCATCCCATCAGCCCACACGCGCTCAAGAATGGCTGCCACTTCTTCAATGTCTTGAGTTGGCGTCTTGCAGACGACCAAATCGCCGTCTCTGGCAAAGTCGTTGAGGCGCTCAGCGATCTCCTTTCGCAGCCGAAGGACATCAGGCTGCGCCCATGCCTTTGACCACCAAAGCCACTGACGCGTTGTCCGATGTCGACCAAGAAGGGTAAGGCCGAGGAGGTCGTCCAGACCTCCGCCGTCGATTCCTGCGACGATGCAATCGCAAACCGAAAGAAGAAAATCGATGGTGATCCGCGTATCAGATGCGGCGGGCCAGTAGTCCGCACCAATCCAGCGGCCTCCATGCAATGCCAAACCAACCTGAACGTTCAGATGCTGCGATGCCCATATCTGAATTGCCTCGTCGCCCTTTTCCTTCTCCGCCTCGAAGTCAGCAATCATGCTGTCGAGGTGAAGAGAGCGTCCGAGGTTCGGCATAACCAGATGCCAATGCCGAGGATCCATCCACGGCTTTTCCTCATCTACCTGCATCGCCTCCGGAAACTCGTACAGGATCGGAAGCATCCGGATGTTGCCGGTAATTCTTCCGTCTCGTACGCCCCGAGCGTATTCCAGTTCGGACTTGAACGCGCCGGCAGGCTCTTCATCGCTCTGAGTAGAGATGATGATGAACAGGCTGTCGCGTCGACGCACCAAGGCGCCACGGATCTGACGGATGACACGAGTTGCGTAGCTTATACTCCCCATAATGTGGAGCTCGTCGAGCAAAACGATCACTGGCTTGGAGCCGGTCATTACTTTCATGTCGAAGGTTTTGATCTTGATGAACGCCTTCGTCACTCGATCGCGAATGACCTTCTTGTGGTCCTGAATATGGAAGCGCTTCTGAAGATAGCCCTCCTCGTCGTCCTCGATCATACCGACTGCTTGTTGGAAAGCCGCATCGGCGATTTCTTGCGTCGGACCCACGAAAAGAATTTCGGCGCGAGGAATCTTGTTAGCAAGCAGGCAGGTTACGATCAGGCCGCCCGAATACGTGGTCTTGGAGTTCTTTTTGCCGACAAGAGCGAAAATCTCCGAGACATGCCTCACGCCATCATCGTCGACACTACCGAACACAGTTCGAACGATGTCCTTGAACCAAGGCCCGCATGCCTCCCCTAGGGTAGGCTTGTCGTCGATATCCGGCACTCGCAGCTTCTCGAAGATGCGAAGGCCACGCTCAGCTTTCTCCTGGTCAAGGGGAAGGTCCGGTATGATCGAAGCGCCACGCTGCAACCGGTCGAACCAGTCGGGACAAGCAAAGCTCCATTCCGGTGTCATTTCGGCAGGGTTTAATGCCACGCTCATTGGAGAAGTTCACTCCACCCGCTATCGCGATGGCCAGTTTGAGCGTCTTGCTCCAGTTGTGCTTTTTTACCGAGCCGCTCAGCCTTTGGCGCTGGAACGGACCGACGCTGAGGCGTAGCAAGTTGCGCCTTGTCAGCAAGATCAAGGATGCGACCAGTGGCAACCGAGTTGCCCTGACGCATTTTCTGATAGGTAACCATCAAAGCTTCGGCTTCCACGATGTCTGCGCCTGCATCCAGCTCACGGGAAAAATGTTTACGCAGGGTCTTTTCGTCACAACCAATGTAGCGGGAAATGCGCTCATGACTCCAGTTCGCGCAACGCAGGACTGTTACAAGTTCCTGATTTTCCTTCGACTTTGCATAAGAGGGCCGTCCGCGACGATCTTTGAGAGCCTCTATCGGCCGACCGAACAGATCAAGTTCCACCGCATTCTCGTCTGTCTGGTCGTTTTTCTCGTCCATGGCGGAAATAAAATCTCTGCGTGAGAGGGGCGCGGGTCTAGGGGTCGGAGGCCTTCCAGACTTTCGACCCCCCCCCTAATGGACGGTCGCGCCTTCGGTCTCCGATCCTTCCGGACTGAAGGCCTTCTCGAACATCAACTTGAGGCAGTCATTGCAAACGGGCATCTCTTCCCGACCAGGATCAACGTCGTCGAAGTTAAGGACGAGATCGCATCCCACTTCTTCGCAGTAGACGCACAGCGGCCTCAGCTCACCAGCCACCGGACCTCTCCTGCTTCTGCTTCTCGCTGTCGTGGTAGGCCTTGCTGACGCAGTGGAGGTTCTCGATATCCCAGAACAAACGCTCGTCACCATGGTGCGGCGTCTTGTGGTCAGCCACCGGACTGTTCGGCGCTGGGTGCTTGCCGATGCAGAGGACGCCAGTGCGCTGGCAGATGTATGCATCTCGCACCAGCACCTGTTCTCGCAGCTTCTGCCAACGGCTGGTCTTGTACCACTTGCGATGTTCGAGGTTCTGATCACGCTCGCGATGTCGGATCGCTTCAGCTTCCTGCCTGTTGGCCGGCGCTATCTGAGAGAGGCGAGACCCGAGCGTCTTCAGTCGAGGCTGTAGAGATTTCAGCTTGCCCATATCTCTAGATGCAACAAAGGCGACCGTTAGGCCGCCTCGTCATTCATCTGGTCATAGCTTGCGCACTGGCCTTGAATCGGTGCTTCGCAGGTGAAGCTGTCAAGGCGGGGTCCGACCGGTGTACCGACCCCGGAACTTTCGTTCCCACCTGCTACGGCGTTCTCAGGGGCTCACTACGGGATCATCGGATCATCCGTGGGCAGATTTGTAGTCATACCTTCTGAAGGATTGCAAGAGGCAAAAGAGCCGGCACCTTTCCGGAGAACATATTGATCTCAACGACAGCATCGCCTTTGCCGTCATTGCGGCAGGATATGACTTCGCCGTTGAAAGATGCAAATGGTCCATCAGATATACGCACTGTTTCCCCTTTCCTGAACACGACGGTTTGACGCTCCCAATCGAGCTTCCCGCCATCAGCCAAAGCATTGAATCTTTTCACTTCCGAGTGCCCAATCGGGTGCGGACCTTCGGGGCTGGAGAGAATGCCATGCACATGCTCGAAGCTCCTGAGGCTGATGAACGCCCGCTCGTCATACTGAAAGCGAACAAGCACATAGCTTGTCATTACCGGGATCATCGTCGCCGGGATAATGCGACCGCGGCGCCTATATTCGGGTCCTTTTCGCATGGGCACGCACGCCTCGACAGATGCGCTGTCCAATGCTTTTTTCACAGCTATTTCGCGACCCGACATAACGCGAGCCGCAAACCATGGCGAATCATCGGATGCTCGATGTTGGGCATAGCTCAGGAGATCGATCCTGATTCGGCGCATCCGGTCCTCGAACCGCTCTCCAGATCCAGACGCGATCGGCACGCCGTCGAACTTATTATGCTGCATCATCATTGCCCCGAACCTCAATCTTCGCCTGAAACCTTGCCAATGCCTCCTCGACGAGCGTGTCGAGATCCGCGTCCATATCCGCTGGCAGTGGTGGGAACTGCATCCATTCAAGCTTGTCCGGTGCAGGCAGCCACGGCCAGAAACGACGATGGTGAAGCTCCCTCCAAGCTTCCCATTCAGCGCTTCCGACACGCACTTTCTCGAAGTCCTGGCAACGCTCGACAATCCGAGAAGGAACATTGAACCGCTTGCGCTGCATCGTGATCTCGATCAGCTTGGCCGCTTCAGGCCAGCCCTGCTTTTCACGCTTGTCACGCCAGATGATGTCGTACTTCTCAGGCTTACTTTCGATGATCGTCTGCTCAAGCGGCGTGAGCTGAAGATAGCGTTGCGGGCGCAGCAGCTCTGAGAACAACAGCCCACGGCCGGCCCTGGAATAGGCCGTATAGGCTTCCGGCGCGGCCGATGCCTGCGCCTGGACGTTTAGCGCCTGCAGCTTCTCCCAGCGCTTTTCCTTCAGATACCGCGCCGCCGAGCAGAGGTGCTTACGACCCGTGGACAGCGCCGCGTCCTGATACTGCGCCGAGCGCTCCAGCGCCGCAGACCGCTCTTCCGCCGTCAATGTCTGCCAGCAGCCACGCGCTTCCGGCTCGCTGTCGCTGATGGCGGTCTTCCAACCGATGAAGAACCGTTTGAATTCACGCTCTACCGCCTTCCTATCTTCTTCCCCTTCAAAATCGCGCTCGCGCTCTCTCTCTTCTCGGTTAAGGGGAGTGGTTAGGTTGGAGTGGTTAATAGGTGCCGGTCCAGAGTCGGCAGGGGGTGCCGGTCCAGAGTCGGCACCCCCTGCCGGTATATCGGCAGGGGGGGTGTCGATATCGGCCGGATAAGTAGGATCATTTTCCTCGCCGTCTTCGTCATCCCATGCAGTATTTGCAAAGCTTTCCGGATCGCGATCGTAGATCACGCGATATCGATGCGCGCTATCGCGACCATCAGGCGATGCGACGATCCGCTTTTCTATGACGGCCATTTCCGCAAGCCGGTCGAGCGAGGCCTGAATGGTTGAGCGCGAGCAGGATAGCTCGCCAGCCATCTTCACTTGGCTTCGCCGGCACCATCCGTCTTTGCTGCTCGTATGCCTGCCAAGCAGGCAAAGCACCTGTAGATCTTTCCCCTTCAGCCGAGGATCTGTCACGATCCAGCCTGGAATGATCGACAGGCGGTAATGTGGAACTACCTGTGTCATGCCGCCCCTGAGACCCCCTCGCACGCAGCCGCCACTGCGCCTCGCAAATCCTGCGAGGCGACATGCACCTGCAGCATGATTGTGTATGGAAATTGCCCGTCCGGCAGGCGCCGGGCGTTCGTCATGGAAAGAACAGATTCGAGATACGCAACGCCTGCGATCAGCCCTGTCTTCTGCAGCAGCCGCCGGATCGCCATATGCTCGCGGTGGATGACGCCGAGCGGGCAGGCAAACAGCCAGGCCGCCCGCTCTTCGTGGCTGGACGCGTCTGCCAACAACTCGACGATCGGCAGGAGATCACTCAAGAGCGCACCTCTCGGCCACCGTGTTTCACGTTTGATCCGGTGAAACATGTTGATTTGCCGTCTATTTCCGGCTCGATGTAGAAGTGATCAACTGGAACATCCAGCCAGCGGCATAGCGCGATCACCTTGCCGACCGACACCATCTGCCCGCCCATAGCCCGCGAAAGATCGGAAACCGTGACGCCGATCGTCACCGCCAGAGGCCGCATAGCCAGTGTCGGATTGTCGTAATATTTCCGCTTCAGCGCTTGCGCGAAGGAACGGTAGTCATATTCGCCACGCGCGGGGTTATGGCCGTTCTGAAGCCCCGTCATCGACCTTCCTCCTGCTTTCCCTTGTCGAGCAGGCGCACGCCGTGAAATTCCGGGTCCGCGTTCAGCGCGATCCAGATCCGCCGGCGCGGGTCCGCCGTCGAAAGCCTGCCCTGCCAGGCAAGATCGAACTGCTCGTCGCTGACCCCGGCTCGGCGCGATATCGCCGCGCGCTCTTCCTTCAGCGCCGCGTTGAACGTCTTGCGCACCTTGCGGGCGCTCGACAGCTCGGACGGAAAGATCGCCTTGAACCCGGCGATATCGGCGCGAGCGCGCAAGAAGCGCTTCAGCATCGCAGGTGAGAAATCAGGGGTCATGCCGCAGCCCTCCCGTTTGACCACCGGCCGCGATATCGTCCCGGCTGATCGAGCGCGGAAAGCTCCTCTACAGCGCCTTCATCAAGAAGTATGGCCAGCAACGCGTCTGCGGTGGTTGGCCGAACGCCTACGCCTCTGCGAAGCTCGATGGAATCGAAAGTGGGATCTTCGAAGTACATCCGCGAACCGATCCATTCGACTGCAAGGTCGCGTGCTTCCGCGATCCGTTCGTCGAGGCTCTTGCGCGGCGTCTCGCGCGTGAAATCTTCGGTGTCTTCGAACACCATCGGCCCGACATGGCCGCCGGCGCCAGGCGCGAGCGGCGGCAGCTTGCTGTAGTGCTCCCAGTCGATCCGGATCGTATCGAAGGCGCCGTTGCCCCGACCATAGCTGCCGTCGTCGTTCCGCTCCCAGACGAACCACGCCGTGTTCATCTGGCTGCTCGCCTTCGGTCCATCCCATCCGTCGCGATGCATCATCGGCAGGCGACGGGAGAAGACGTAAACGCGGCTCGGCGGATTGTCCTGCATTAGGAAGACCCGGTCGGGATCGTCGAAGCCGCACATGAAGTTGAGGTTCAGCAGCGCCGCCATCTTGCGCGGCTGGTGTACCTTCAGCGCATGCGCCAGGAAGGCGTTGGCGAGATCGCCATAGGGCGGGTTGGTGAAGATGTCATATCCAACGGTGCCACCCGGCGCCGACTGCAGGAAGTCGCCCACCTGCTGCAGCTCGCCGTGCCGGGTCGCGACGCCGCGATCTCGAAGATCGGAAATGATAGCCTCGTATCCAGCTTCTTCGAGAACGGTGAGGATGGCGCCGCGGCCGACTGCCGGCTCTTTCACGATCCCGGTAAAGCTTTCGAGCGCCAGTAGCGACCGCGTCGCCACATCCGGCGTCTCGTAAAGCTGGTCACCACGCTCGTCTTTCGTCGCAGCCTTCGTGCCGATCGCATGTCCGGCCGCCTTCTTCAGCGCCGCCCGGCTTGGCTCCAGCCCTTCTGCGAGACGCGCCTCTACGACACGCTCGATAAATTCCGGTTCCTTGCGAACCGCATTGCGAATATTTCGAGCGGCGTGCAGTTGCTGGCGATCAACGCCGACCTCGTCGAGCGAAAAAACGTTTTCGTCTGAAACATTTTTCGGTCGCCCCTGTCGTGCAATCTCGCCTTTCGCCTGCGCTTGATCGACGGCATCCGCCATCGCGACATAGCAAAGGCTTTCGATCTTCAGCGCTTCGCCTTGCATGCGCCGCGCTTTGTCGACGAGCTCGCGCGATGCCTTGACGCGGTCGGCCGACGCCGCTCCGGCCTTGGCCTGGTCATAGGCGACCGACGAAAGCTTCAGCGCCCGCTCGACATCGCCAGCGTCCAGCAGCGCGCGCGCCGTCTCGATCGAGACCACAAGCTCCGAGTTGTCAGAAGCGGCAACCGGCGCCAGAGCCGCGCCAAGCAAGACCCGCTTTCCTGCCGCGTCCGCACCGCCGACGAGGCCTTCAGCCTCCATGCGCTCGACGAGACCGCAGGCAGCGTTATAGCCGATCGTCAGCCGCCGCTGCAGGAACGACGCCGAGACCTTTCCGGCAGCGCGGGTAATGATGACGGCGCGGCTGTAGATTTCTTCGTCAACCATCTGAGCGCTCCTCGACGAAGCGCCTCAGCATCGAGGCCGTAATGATTTCGCTGACCTTCAGATGATCGTCAGGCGGAATACAGTGACGACTAATTGCCTCAAGTATTTCAGCACTCTGCCGATACTGCCGGATCAATACGGGCAATTCGTACCATGCCAAATCGCTTACGATTTCTCCGCTTGGGAGAGCCACGCTGTCCGCCAAAATCTCGTCGGCGCCGCGTTCCTTGGGGCTTTTGCGACCAGCAATCGAACGCAGTGATGCTCTTGAAGGCTCCAGCCCCTGAGCTAATCGATCTTCGATCACCCGTTCTATGAATGAGGAATCCTTTTTTACGGCATTCCTGAGTTGTCTAGCCTCAGAAAGTCTTTTGCTGCTCACGCCGAGCTCATCAAGAGTGGCGCCACCGGACAGGCCTGCAGGCTGCCGCCCTCTAGCCCTAACCTCTCCTTTTGCCTGACCTTCATCAACGGCGTCGGCCATCGCTATTGAGCACAGGCTTTCTATCTTCAAAGCCTCGCCTTGCAGCCGTCTGGCCTTTTCGACGAGTTCACGAGATGCCTTAACGCGATCGGCTGAGATGGCCGCCGCCTTCGCTTGATCGTAGGCTACGGAGGACACCTTCAACGCGCGCTCGACATCACCTGCATCGAGAAGCGCTCTCGCCAACTCGACGGAGGCAACAAGTTCTGAAGGCATTACGATTGCTACTTCCATCACTCAACCCTCATCAAACGGTCGAGACAGGCCTCGCCCTTCTTGGTCACCCACACGAAATGCCTGTCGCTCCGGTCGCGCCGGGCGTATCCGCCGGCGACAGCGCGCTCGGCTCCCGCAATGTCCGCCGCCAATGCAAGCGGATAGGCCCGCCCGTTCTGGCTGATGAACAGGAGAGCCCGGTGAAGAAGGCGGCGGCCATCGCGGCCGATCGGAGGATCGGTGACCATCTGCATCAGTTCACCTTCGCCCGCTTGAGCCGCGCACGCAGGCTACGCAGCGATGCCTGCAGCCCGTTGCCCGCCTGCTCATCGGTCAGCCCGGCGTCGATGCATTTGGCCGCCGCCATCGTCAGCGCCTTGGCAGCCTCGTCGCCGCTATCCGAAATCTTGTGATCCGCCGCCATCAGCCGATCCCCGCCATCAGGGAATCGAGCCGCCCCAGAATGCTCTGCGCCGCGATGATCCGCTCGCGCACCGCCAGGCGTTCGCCGGCATCGACATGATTGTCCTCGATCGCCTGCACCACTTCACGCACGACATCGTCGAGCACGCCGTCCAGCCGTAGGATCGCCGCCGCCGTCAGTTCGCCGAAGCTCTTCACCGGTTCGCTCTTAACGATCCTGGTCATGGCTTCGAGCAGGAAAGGGTGACCGGTCCGCCGGTCGAGCTCGACCGCGAGATCGAGGCGAATGAAACTCTCGGTCCATTCCTCGCCGGGAGAGGCATACTTCGTCAGTGTCGAAGAGCCGACGCCCAAGGCTTCCGCCGCGCGCTTCACACCGCCCATTGCCTCGTAGGCCGCGGCGGTCGCCGCCTTGATGATACCTGCATCGATGTCAGAAATTGCACGCACGAAAACACCCCTGAAAAGCGGTCAAGGAAAAAGACGGACTGAATGGATTCCGTGAAAGCCGCGCGGGCGCAGCTATTGTCCCGGCATCAGATCACGGAGGGCCGGATGCCTGGACAAAACACAAACTGGTTGCAGGGGCAGGATTCGAACCTGCGATATCGTGGTTATGAGCCACGCGGCTTGGACCGGACTTGCCCACCCTGCCAAAAGAAAGCGCGCCGGACGGTGAAGGTCCGCCAGCCCGGCGCGAGGTGGCGCGGAGAAACACAGAGTGCCCGCGCGGGAACGTCGTCATGCAGCCTCCTTGGCGGAGACCAAAACTTTTCGCAGTCGATCACTGGCAAAAAAATCTTCTGGCCGCAGATCGGCTCCAACTTGCTGCGCATAATGAAGCAGCTTCCGCTGATCCTTTGCCGGAATGACACCGTCCATACCGCCGGCATCCGACGGTTTCATCCATCGATAGACGCGCGAAATGTGCTTCCCTACGAGGCCTGATACCTCGCGTGGACCACCCAAAAACTCAACAACTGTCATTGCAGGATCTAAGCGCATGGTGAATGCTTGCGATAATCGCGAATTAATGTCAACGAAAATTCGCGATAAACGCGATATCAATTTCGCGGAAGTTCGCGAAAATCTAGACATGAGGAACACACGAGACGATTTACGCGACTGGCTGCAACACCAGTTGGATCGCGATGGGCGCGGAGCGAAAGCAAAGCTCGCGGAGTACCTTGGCGTCGGCGCCGACGTGATCACAAGGATGCTCAACAAAGATCCGACGAAGGAAAGCCGGGAAATCAAGGGAAGCGAAGTCATTCGAATGGCTAAGTTTTTCGGCGTCAACCTTCCGAGCTTCATAGATCCCGTCGATGACACGCGAACGGGCCATGGATCTACATCCTTCATTTCTTCATTCGACCCAGACGAAGATCAAGGGTACGGCGACGGAATTTGGACCCCCAAGGTTGCGGGCTCGCTGCCGGAGGTCGATGTGCGCCTGGGTGCCGGTGAGGGGAATGTTGGCGATATGGTATCTCTGCCGGTCGGGGCGCACTCCTACTCAGCTCATAAGGTTGTCGCCGAATGGCTCCTATCGCCAACCTTCCTTCGGGAGGCCAAAGCTAGTCAAAGCGAGACCGTTGTGATGGAGGTTATCGGTGATTCGATGCAGCCGAGCTACATGCCGGGAGATCGCGTCCTTGTGGATATTTCGCAGCGGAACATGATCACAGACACCGTGTACGCTATCAGTGACGGATACACGGAGCCGCAGATTAAGCGCCTTCAAAGAGTGCCGTTCAGCGATCCACCGTTGGTTCGAATCATTTCTGACAACCCGAACCTCGAAGCCTTCACGGTCGAGCTCTCCCGCTTGACGATTGTCGGTCGCATCTGCGGCCATATTGCTCGCAGATAGCTCTATTCCAACGCTTCAAGCAAAGCCCCTTCCACGGGGCTTTTTTTGTGCTCGTGGCGTTAATCGCGATATTCGCGATTACCTGCTTGACATTTTCGCGATATTCGCGATTTTAGTGTTGTCCGGTCGGTCCTCCTCCCTCTGCCGGATGGCTTCCCCGCCGCGGCACTGCACTCTTGCGGGCCGGGCGGGGCGCCTGAGGCGGGAGGCTTCAGGAGAAACCGACATGCAGACCCAGCCCGCTACCCAGCAGCCCTATTCCAGCACCATCGTCCGCGACCGCGCCTTTGAACTTGCACAGATCCTCGTCGATCTCGGCGACATCGCCACGCGCGAGAACATCAAGTCCGAACTCGGCTTGAGCGATGAAGAGATCGATTACCACATCGCCGAGGCCCGCCGCATCGCCTCGCGCATTTCGACCCGGCGCGTGGCCTGATCGCCATCCGCTTCGGTCACCGCCGCGACCAGGAACGCGGCGGGTTCCGAAACGGATGCGAGAGGGCTCCCATGAAAACCATGACAATCAGGCCGATGACGGTTTCGGTCGAATACATCGAGAACCGCCGCCGGATTAACCGCATCGCGCTGGCGCTCGTCGCCGCCTTCCTCCTGTGCGCCGACCTCTACAGCATCAGCCAGGTGCTCGCCTCGATGCAGCGCCAGGCCGAAATCGCCGCGAGGGTCTGATGATCGACGGCTCGCTCATTTTCTGGAGCTCGCTCGCAGCCGCTCTGACCGCAGGCGCAGTGCTCGGCGGCTGCATCGTTCTCAGCAATCTTTCATTCCGCCGCCGCTCCGATGACGAGCGGCCTGATTCTTGGAGGGATCGTCATGGCTGATATCCTAAACTTCCCGCGCATCGACATTGGCCGTCCGCGCCTGACCGTCATCGACGGTGGCGTTTCGCTCGTCGAGCTCGAATGCGACGAGTTTGCAAAGCGCGCCATCGCAAAGGCCGCCGAGAACCTCGCCTCGGCGCAGCTCGATCTCGCCGCCGACGCCAGCCTCGCCATCGATGGATATGGCGGCATCAGCGACCGCATCGCCGAGGAAACCATCGTCAGCGTCGCGATCGGCCTTATCGCCCTCATTGACGCCAAGGGCTGCCGCACCGCCGACCGCCCTCTGCGCGAGCAGCTGCAGGCCGCCATCGACATGCGCGAGGCCCGTCATGGCTGACAGTCTTGTTGTGCAGCCGGTTCGCATGAGGTTGTCGCGCCTCAAGGGTTTCGACCTTCAGGCCAATTCTCTGCGTCTGAATGGCCTTCCAGCCGTCAACGTGGCGCGGCCAACCCTGTTGGGAAATCCATTCGTCCACAACGACCCAGCCGTTGCGGTCGAAGCGTATCGCCGCCATTGCGAGGGCGGAACGCAGTTTTTCGATATGGGTCCCGGCAAGCTGCAATTTGCCGCCAGCCTGCATCGTGGAAGCGTTCATCACGATTGGCCGGAATGGCTAAGATCAGAAGGCCTTCCACGGATAAGAGGCAAGAACCTTGCGTGCTGGTGCGCGCCGGGCAAGCCATGTCATGCCGACGTGCTGCTGGAATTGGCCTGCAGCGAGGTGCGCTAATGGCAACCGCCGATGATCGCCAGCACCTGGCCGCCATTCGACGCCGCATCAAGGATGCGAGCACGCAGTGGCAGGTCGGGCCGACAGGAACCGAGCTGCATGCCGTCTTCATGACGAACACGCCGCCGGTGAGCATGGCGATGCTGACGCCGGATTGCGGCATCCCCGATCGCGATTTTCTGGCGCATGCCCACGATGACATCATTTTCCTTCTGCAGCTGCTGGACACGGCCTTCCGCGAGGTCCGGCGCTGGAAGCCAGCAACAAAGCAGAAGGAACAGCGCGCGCACGAAAACGGTGATTACGCCGCAGAGTGCGCGATGCGCTGCAAGGATCAGCTGTTCCGCCGCTTCCTCGCCGAGGAGAAGAAGCAGGACGTGAGCGACGACGTGCGCGTCGATTCCGCCATTCGCTACCTCCTGAAGGTCGATAGCCGCGGCGAACTCAACAACGATGCCGGCGCACGCAAGCGCTGGTTCGACCTTCGAGGCGAATTCGAGAACTGGAGCCGAACGGCATGAAGAGCCCCAACCCCATCAACTTGATGTCGAGCGCCGAAGTCCGCGCAGCCGGATGGCAAGCCGAGACCCGAGACGCCGATGGTCATGCATGCCGCCTGCACGCGCCGTTCGACAACGACGCAGAGATTGCCTCCCTTGTGCGCGAGGCAATTGAGAACGGCGAAACCGTGACGATCTGGCCGAAAGGCGGAGCGCCGGAAGCCACCCCATCCCCCATTTCACACAGCAATGCCTGGTCTGACATCTACGTCATAAAGGCGGCACTCAGCGACCCTGAAATCGCGCGCTTTCCCGACTTTGTGGAAGAGATCAGCAAGATACTTGCCGAACTCTTCACCTACCGGTCGGGCGCGAGCGGGGCCTCGGCCGCGTTTTCTAAGTCGCCACCGCCCCAGCCTCATGTGATGGGGAGTGAGGCAGAGAAAATCGCCCTGCTCGAAGAGCAGATTGCGGGCCTCGAAGACGAGCTTGACGAGGCGCGGCAGGTGCCTTGGCCTGAATGGTCAATCAAGATCCTC